TAATATTGCTATTGAATATGAATCTTACAAAAAACCTTCTGGTATTCAAGCAACTGAATCCGATTATTGGTTTCATAATTTATGTGTTGGTGATAATGAGTTTTGCACATTAGTATTTAAAACAGATGTATTAAAAACTATTGTTAATAAACTTGATTATTTTAAAACAGTATCAGGGGGAGATAACAATGCTAGTAAAATGTATTTAATTAATTTACAAAAATTATTTTCTAGTGATGTTATAAAAGCATTTGAAGAGACAGAACATGAAAAAAAATAAAAACGATAACTATAGTAAATTTAAATCAGAGTCCGGTCATTGGTATACACAGGAGGGAGAACCTATGTATACAATTATAGGGGCAAATGGTGTAGAACGAAATACTACATTGCGAGATGCAAAGTCTCTAGGACTTGTCCCCTCTGTTACAACAATTATAAGTATGATAGCTAAACCTTTTTTAGAAAATTGGAAAATAGAACAAGCACTTTCTTCCGCTATAAATTTAAAACAAAAAGAAGATGAAACTGATAAAGAGTTTTTCTACAGGTGCAAAGTAGATTCTAAAAAAGTTGGTATTGAAGCTGCTAAAGAGGGCACAAAAATTCATGCTAAAATTGAAAAAGGTTTTTTAGGTAAATCAAAAAACAAAACATACACAATAATAAAAGAATATTTAGATAACACATTTCCTGATGAAGAGTGGATTGCCGAAGATTCTTTTTGTGCTAAAGAGGGCTATGGTGGAAAAATAGATTTATATTCAAAGTCTGGTATTTTTGTAGACTTTAAAACAAAAGTAAATATAAAAGAAAAAGACCCTGCTAAGTTAATTTATGACGACCACGGAATGCAACTATCGGCTTATGCTCAAGGTTGTAATTATAAAAGTCCAGAACGAGTTTCTATATTTGTAGATAGAGATGACCCTGAATTTATTTCTTGTCATATATGGGACAAAGATGACCATGAAAAACATTTAGGTATGTTTAACAGTATTTTAACATATTGGAAGTTAGTAAAAAATTACGACCCATCAAAAATATGAATGGACGAAACTCTAAGCAATTAAGAAGAAAGGCGGAAGATTTATTTATTGAATGGTTAAGAACCATGACACCTGACGGAGAAGACGAAACTAAAATAAATAAAAAAAATTTACATTTATTTTTACCAGAACAAACACACATTTTTGCTAATCGAAAATTTATGTTAAGTGCGTATAGTTTACGCTGGTTTTATAAACAAGTTAAAAGAAATCCTAACATAACTTTACAGGATATATTATGAACTACAAATTTGACGAAGATAAAATTTTAAGACTGATAGCAGAACATATTGATTTAACTTATAATGAGCACTACTCTCACAATAAATATCAAGCTACAGATGTTATACTAGATTCTGGACATGGGGAGGGTTTTTGTATTGGTAATATAATTAAATACGCTATCCGGTATGGAAAAAAACAAGGAAAAAATTCAGATGACTTATTAAAAATTATTCATTATGCTATGATAGCATTTTACTTAAACGAAAATAAAAATGATTAAAGATAAAATAGGACCTAAAGAATATTTAGGAATTAAAATTAACTATGATAACGAAGATAAACTAGATAAATTTAGTTTAGATACTTTAAAAGATAGATATTTTACAGGAGAAGAAACCCATGCCCAAGAAGCATTCGCCAGAGCAGCCACCTTCGGAGCAACATTCAAAGGTGTTACAGATTTTGAATTGGCTCAAAGACTTTATAACTACAGTTCCTCGTGTTGGTTCATGTTTAGCACTCCTATACTTAGTAACGGGGGAACCAGTCGTGGTCTTCCTATTAGTTGTTTCCTCAATTATGTCCCTGA